CATGACCGTAGACGCACCAGCCCCGGTGGTCGGCATGGCCGCAACAACCCTGTCGTGGACTGACCGCCACGCAGCTACCGTGACCAGCGTCACCGAACTGACCAGCAAGGTCTGGGCATACCAGATCAGCGTTGTTGAGGACACCGTGATGGTTGTGAGCGGTAGCACCCACGACGGCAGCGCCAAGTTCGCCACAGTGCCCAGCACCGACGGCCACGCCGACCTGTACCGTATGGATCGCAAGACTGGTAAGTGGGTGCGTGGCTATATCAACGAGGAGACTGGACGTTTTCAGAAGTCCAGCGGTGGTTTGATTTTGGGTGTTCGTGACCATCACGTTGATCCCAGCTTCTAAATCACAGGGGGCGAAAGCCCCCAATAACCGAATTAAAAGCGAATCGAAATCGAAAGGAAACCGAAATGACTCAAGCAGAATTCAACCAGCTAGTGAACCAAGACATCCAGCGCTTGGTGGACAAGGGTGCAGCCGAGTGGGAAGCCCAGCAACGCCGTGAGGTCGAGGAGGCAAAAGCGCGTCATGCAGAGTGGCTGCAAATCCAACGCCAGAACCACTACTTGCGCACAACGTACCAAATCGGAATTGGGGGCTGAGATGAGAGAAGATTACGAATGCCCCAAATGCGGCCACGACTGCGACGACATGGGGCGGCACGCCTTTGACGACGTGACTGTGCTGTGGTACTTTACTTGCGAGAAGTGCGGCATCGATTTCGGTGGAGATTTAGGAGTAGATGATGAAAAATCAGTTGCTTGACGACGTGCTCTGTGGGATAATCTTCCTCGTGTTCGTAGTGCTTTTGACGTGGGTTCCCGACTTCAAGCTGAGTGCCGAAGACTGCGCACATCAGAAGCCAGAAGCCTACGTTGGATCGCTATGTAGCGAATTGAAACCCAAATGAAAGCGAGTTGAAAGCGAATCGGTTTCCGCGCAAGCGGAGCCATCACGCATGGAGATTGTCCTCTGCCTAGCGCCTTATCAGCGTCCGGACGGGCAAGTCAGTCTCCAGCCGTGCTGGCGCACAGTAATCGGACAGGGCTGCTTTCTGTCAAAACCATCTCTACTGAGGCTCCCCGCGCTGGCAACCTACACGCATGGGGATTGGAAGCGGGAAACCGCACAGGACTGGTACACCAGAGGAACCCGCCGAAAGGCAAGGCTCGAACCTACCGCAGTCCCCAGCCGTGTTGGTAATCCTGCGAGAGCGGCGCGACGCTGGCGGACGTGTTCCACCTTTAAGTGCGCAGGCAAGTGCCAACAACTTATATCTGGCGAACCGAAAGCGAATCGAATACACTGACGTCATTCATTCACTCATCGGGGATTACGGGTTATGCCAGAAACCACAGCCAAAACGCGCCAGAAGGCCGCTACAAGCGCCGCCAAGCCCAAAGCCAAGGGGAAGGTAGCATCGGCCAAGATCGGCGCTCCTACGACATTCAGCCAAAAGACCGCAGACCTCATCTGCATCATGCTCTCAGAGGGAATGAGCCTTAGAGAGATACTGAGGTCAGATACGACGGGAGTGCTCCCAGCACAGTCTACGGTTTACGAGTGGTTGTTGCGCCATCCTTCGTTTGCGGAGCAATACGCACGCGCACGGGAGGAGCAGGCCGACACCTTGGCCGACGAGATTGTCCAGATCGCTGACGAGCGGCCAGAGTTGAGTCCGCTCATTGACAAGAAGACTGGGGAAGTCCTGAGCATGGACTTGAGCAGCGCCTATATCCAGTGGCAGAAGAACAGGATCGAAGCCCGCAAGTGGACGGCCATGAAGCTCAAGCCCAAGAAGTACGGCGACCGCGTGGCCCTAGAGGGCGTGGAGGGTGGAGCGCCCATCGCCACTGAGGACGCCACATCGACTCGCCTGTTTGAGCTTATGCGCAACATGGAGATGACCAAGCGTGTGGGCTGATGTCGCAATCAGAACAGAAAGACCCCTGATTGTGTCGAAAAACGCGGGGTTTTACCCCAACACCCTGCAATTCTGTTCTCGGTGCGACATTTATGCTTGAAATGCTCGACGAGGACACCGCCGCCGAGTTCGACGCGCTGCCCGTCCACGACCGCATTGCCTACATCGCCCACGCCAAATGGGTGTCGAGCGCCCACAGCTACCAGATACCGCCGCCGCTCGAGCAGGCATACCTAGTTTGGATGATGCTTGCGGGCCGGGGAGCCGGTAAGACCCGTAGTGCGGCCGAAGCTCTCTGGTGGTGGTGCTGGATGGTTCCTAACAGCCGTGGGCTGGTGCTGGCTCCTACGGCCAACGACTTGAAATTCACCTGCTTTGAAGGCGTGAGCGGTCTGCTCCAAGTGATACCCAAAGAATTGTTGGTGGACTACAACAAGCAGGATCACCAGATCAAGCTGGTCAACGGCTCGACCATCCGTGGCATCTCTGCCGACAGCTACGAGCGCTTGCGTGGCCCGCAGTTCCACTTCGCATGGTGCGACGAGCTTGCCGCCTTCCACTACATCCAAGAGGCGTGGGACATGATGATGTTCGGCTTGCGTCTGGGTGAAGCGCCCCGGGTGATCGTGACCACCACGCCCCGGCCCAAGGACTTGATCCTCGACCTCGTCGGTCGGGAAGGCGAGGACGTGGTGATCGACCGCGCCTCTACCTATGAGAACGCGGCCAACCTCGCGCCCACCTTCAAGAACCAACTGGAGCAGTACAAGGGGTCGAAGCTATACGAGCAGGAGGTGATGGGAGCCATCATCGATCTGGAGGATGGCAAGGTCGTCTCCCGCGATATGTTCAAGCTCTGGCCTGCCGACAAGCCCTTCCCGCGCTTCGAGTACATCGTGCAGAGCTATGACTGCGCCTTCACGGACAAGGAGCACAACGACCCGACGGCCATGACGACGTGGGGCGTGTTCAAGCCTATGGATGGCCCGATGTCCGTGCTGCTCATCGACTGCTGGGCCGAGCACCTGACCTTCCCCAAGCTCAAGCCCAAGGTGCTGGACGAGTGGCGGGTGTCCTACGGCGAGGGCAAGGACGCCAAGCGCCCCGACCTGATACTGGTGGAGGACAAGGCGGCTGGCATCTCCCTGATCCAAGAGCTACGTCAGGCCCACCTGCCTGTCAGGGGCTACAACCCGGGCAAGGCCGACAAGATGCAGCGCCTCCAGATCACCGCGTCGATCTTCGCGACCGGCCGCGTCTGGCTCCCTGAGTCGGGTGTGCGCAAGGGCTACGTCAAGGACTGGGCGGAGGGCTTCCTGTCCCAGATATGCGCCTTCCCCGACTCCTCCCACGACGACTATGTAGACTCGGCCACCCAAGCTATACGTCTTCTCAAGGACATGAACTTCCTCGACATCAACCCTGAGCCTCGGTATGATGACGATGATGACTATGCTTATGCCCGTAAAGAGCGGGTTAACCCTTACGCGGTGTAGACAATGGCAGATCGTAAAACCCTCAAAGGCGGACTCAACGTAGTCAAGCGGCTACTCACCGAGGAAGAGCCAGCATCCAACCTTGGCAAGATACTGGAGGCCAAGCAGGCTCCTATGACTACGCCCAGCGGGACTGGGCTACCCCTCATGCCCCGTGAGCAGGGGATGTACACACCTCGTGAGCAGAAAGACCTGCCGCGCATGGTCGGCGTGGACAAGGCCCGAGCCGCTGGTGTCTCACCCAAGTACAACGAGCGGATGCAAGACCTGCTCGACAGCCGCAAGGCCCGTGGTAAGGTGGACAGCCTCATCAACAAAGGCAAAGACCTCAACGTGCAGGAGTGGTACGGCACGGAGCCTCTACGTCAAGTGGCGATGAATGCTGGCCGAAGCCCTGAGCAGTTTGAGTCGCTGATGGCTCAACTGGCAAGCGCCAGCCAACGCAACCCTGTGGACAAGCAGAACCAGATGGGTTCGTACCTGTACCACCTGAGCGAGACGGGCCAGCTACCTGAGAACGCCCTCCTCCTGACCAACAAGCTCAAAGCCGCGCTCAAGAAAGACCCCTCACTGGCCGAGGGTCGTCAACTGGTGGAACTACCCACTGGCTACGGATCGCTGGCTCAAGGCGACATCTTCAACCGCGCCGTGCAGATCGGTCAAGGCGACATTGCTGGCGCTCTTCCCCCAAACAAGAAGCTCGGCACGTTCTACGAGAACCTGCTAGGCAACCTCAAGCCTGTGACCGTGGACGTCAACGCACTGCGTGGCCCAATCATTGAGCAGGGCGACCCGCGCTGGCTGACCAGCAAGCTCGTCGAAAAGGACGAGAAGGGCAACATCATCAACAGCTACAAGCCCCGTGAGATGTACGACACGGGCGAGATGACGATGCGCGAGGCCCAGCAGCGCCCGGGCTTCTGGGAAGCGGCTCCATCTGGATCGGAGTACGCAGGCTTTGAAGACCTGTGGCAACGCGGAGCCAAGCGCCACAACATCGAACCAGCAGAGGCGCAGGCACTGGGCTGGTATGGCTCTGCCGACGTGACCGCGCTGAAGACCAAGCCCGAGAACTATGTGGACAACCTTGAGCGCCTCATCAAGCGCACCGCCGAGCAGACGGGCCAGTCACCAACCAAGGTGATGGAGGACTTCGTCACAGGCAAGGGTTTCTTACGCAAAGACGGCGGCTCGGTGTCCAAGAATCAAGAGCCATCCGCACTTGACCAGCTTCAAGCCAAAATCAAGGCCACCATCCACGAGCACCATATGGCCGCTGGTGGTGGAGCGTTCAAGACCATCAAATTTGCCGACGGTGGCAAAGCGGTCAAGACGGCGCTCAACATAGGCAAGCGCCTGTTCTCCCAAGACGTCCTGCCCGCTGCCGAATACGAGGCCAACCTTGCCAAGCTCTTGTCCGAAAGCAAGACGCCCATGCGCCTATATCACGGCACGACGGCCACCGAGGGCGGCAAGGGTACGGAGGCCATTCGCAGGTTCAAGCCCAGCAAGGAAGGCGCACTTG